CAAATATACGGCTTTTTCTCCACCGTTGGTACAAACAAACTAAAAGTTTAAGAAAATTTAAAAGGTATGGTAATCGAGAAAATGACAAAAGACATCCTGTCGAAGTTCAATGTGGGCGACATGAAGACCTTCACGCTTCCGAGCTTTGAGAAGGCTCAGAGTGCCGCTACCCAGGCTTATAAGGCTAAGAACTATGAGGAGACTTACGGCTGGAAGTTCAGTGCAAGGATTGGCGACCCGATGGAGGGAACCAAGCAGCGGAATGTGACTATCATCAGAACGGCATGACTATGGATAGGAATACGATAGCAGAGTTGAAGGCAGTGTTGCGCCAGGCAATAGCGGAAGACCGTGAGATGTGTGACGAGGTGTGGCTGACAGAGAAGCAGCTGATTGCTCAGTTCGGCATGTTTACGCACGACTGGCTGAAGAAGTATGGCCATTGCCTGCATCCTGCTCGTGCTATCGTTGTCGACGAGAAGGGAGTAGAACACCCGACACAGGGTTTGGCATATCCCAAGTACCGCATTCAGCGGATGATCGCCACGGGCGAGATTACGAAGCTGAAGTGCAGAGTGGTAAGACTGGACCAAATGAACTCAGTCAGGGTGGCGATGGGTTAGCCACCAGACAAGGAAGGTAAAAGCCTGGATAGTTGGTGCAAACAGGCAAAGTTGGAATAAGGGGACAAGTTGGCGCACACCTTAGGGTGATTCCCCGAAGAGCCTGGGATGAGCAGGCGGGTTCGACTCCCGCACCTTCCACAAACGCCGAGGGACGTGCAGCGTGCAATCCCGGTAAGTAGGCTGACATATTGTAACACTGGGGAAGCCGGGTGGCGGAACTGAAACGGCATCGAAAGAGACCAAACCGAGGAGCGAGTGGAAATAGGCGACATGAAAGAGGGTCGCGAGTACAACAATCTGACGTAGGTAATTTCCGAATCTGTAAGACCCTACGGGATGGGGATGGTTGCTATGATAGCAACATACGGGACAGATAGGTAGTAGTGTAAGGCCGAGGGAAGGTGGGACATGAGACGTTGGCTGAATGGTTGCTAACAAGCTACAGACGAAATGAAACAATAAGGCAAAGCTGGAGAGAAAGGGATGCCTGTAAGGGCAAAACAGTTCAGACGGCTTCGGTGATGCTAACCATATATAACATGGTATGCCGTATAGCTCAGCATGTAGAGCGGCGGGGACTAACCCGTGCGTCGATGGTGCGAATCCATCTACGGCAACAATGTCCAAGCGAGGACGACATCTCATAATTCATAGGCTTTTGTAATAATTGCATTATTGGATTTCCCTGCCCGCCGAGAAGGTTCGCAGGTTTTTTATTTTGAATCTTTTTTAAAACAACTAAATATTACGATTATGAAAGAACTGATTGACATTTTGACGAGCGAAGACAAGTCGTTCGATGGACTGCCTAAATGGGTGTACATCTTTGCAATACCCGCAGGGCTGGTGCTGATGTGTATGATTGGCGGTACACTGTCATGATTTACAGCAAAGGGACTCCAGGGAATGGCGTGTGGCATTGTCCGTTTACCCCTGAATGGGTGGAACGGATGCGGCGAGCTGCAAAGCATTGTGAGACGCTGAGTGCTGAGTATATTGAGAGGTGCATCAACTATGATGAATATATCTACAAAGTGCCTCCAGGTAACTTCCTCAGTCAGCCGCAAGATAGACGTGGCCTGCCAGTCTGTTATAATGAAGACATCATTATCAGTAGGCTGCGTATTAAGTGTGATGTATATGACTACAGCACCATTCCTAATGTAGTGGTAACCAATGGACAAGAGGACTGGCCGCTATGTGTAAGAGGGTCGGTGCTGATGGCGTAACATAGACAATAAACAACAATAAATATGAGTAAAAAAGACAAGATTTTGAAGGAATGCGACGGACTCTTCTACGAGTTCGTGCGCAACAAGAAAGGAACGCTGATCAAGAAGTGCTGTGCATCGTGCAAGTATAAAGATGCTTATGACACTGAAGGACCACGAAGATTGTGCAGAGTTGATCCAATCGACAAAAACAGGATTGTGGATAAGAAGCACGTATGCCGAGAATGGGAAATCAGCGAAGAGATTGACAAGATTAAGACTTTAGCGAGCAGACCAGATTTAATTAAGAAATAATATGGAATTTCAAGGAAGAATTGCAAAGCTGCTGCCCATCCGTCAGGGTGTGAGTCAGCGCACGGGCAACGAGTGGAAGTCGCTGCCTTTTATTTTTGAGTATTTTGAACACGAGTCAGACCGCTACGCTGATAGCGTGATGCTGGAGACGTTCGACACCAAGGTCATCGACAACCTGAAGGAAGGCATGGAGGTTCGATGTGGATTCGGTCACAAGACTCGCGAGTACGAGGGTAAGACGTACAACGAGCTGCGCCTCTACAAAATCGAAAGCGTTCGCAAGGTACAGGACCAATCAGCACAAGCAGGACAGGGAGGAGGTGAGACCGATGACCTGCCGTTCTGATGAATATTTCTGCGAGTGGTGGCCTACTGAGGTCACCACTTCTAATTGAGAGAGACTATGACACCAGAAGCGAAAGCGAGAAGACGACAGAAAGACCACGAACGTTATATTCGGCACCGTGACGAGCGATTGGAGAAGCAGCGGGCATACTATCGTGAGCACACCGAATATCACAAGCAGAAAGCCCGCGAGTGGGAAAAGAAGAAACGTGAGGAGATAATATATGAACGAAGAAAACAAGATACCACTGCCAGGACAGCCGGAGCCAGTTCCTGATTTGCTAAAGTATCGAAAATGGTTCGGTACTGACACGTCAGGACTATTGCTCGACTTTGCCAAGCCATACACACCACCGAAGTGGACGCTGGAGCATAACGGCATACGCTTTGCCAAACGTGGCGACCTCCATATCGTAGGAGGTAAGTCAGGACACGGCAAGACGGCCTTCATGTCGCAGATCATGGCGGCTATCCTTTGCGGCAGGTTCGGCAACATGACGTGTCAGATAGAAGGTGAGCCGGTCGTGTTATATATCGACACGGAGCAGTCGGAAGACGATACCATTGCCATTAAGAACCGCGTCTGTACGTTGGCTAACATTCCATACAATATACCACAGCCACGGTTCAAGGTGGCGAGACTGCGCGACACGGTGCAAGTAGAGGAACGATACAAGCAAATCCTTCAGCTGATGTGGGAGATAAAGCCCGACGTTGTATTCATCGACGGACTGCTGGATATTGTGAATGACTACAATGCACAAGACGAATGCTCCAACGTTATCCGCGACCTCATGGCTTACTCAACGGCACTGAACATGTCTATGTGGTGTGTGCTGCATGAGAACCCCATGACCGACAAGCTGGTTGGTTCGCTCGGTTCGATTGCTGAGCGAAAGGTGACGGAGGTATTTGTCATCCGAAAGCATAAGGCACCCCATCAGGACAAACGCTTCAAGGATTTCCCATCGGTATTCTTTGAGATCAAGCAGACCAAGGCTCGAGGAAAAGACCAAGAGGACTGGTACTTCACCGTAGAAGACCGTGCGATGGGCTGGGGCGTACCTGTAGAGCTGGGAGCCACCAACGAAGAGCCAGCGACGAAGTTTGACCCGCGAGTGTTGAAGGAATGGATAACCAATCGGCAATATGATGTCGAATGGCCTGCCACTCGAACGGACATCTACAGCATCATCTTCAAGCCTGAAGGTGTGACTGACGAAGGCGATCAGAAGGAAGCCATGAAAATATGTATCAACAGCCGATTCTTCCTGGAACAATCCAAAGATGAAATGAAGCCAGGGCAGAAGGTGCCAAGACTGAAGATTAACGAAGAATTGATATTACCAATGTAAACGACTATGGCAACAAGAAAGTACAATTTCAAGAAAGAGGACGGCAAGATACCAGAAGGCATTCCGTTCAAAGAAGGTGATGTGATAACTTATGTTGACATCAACAGCAAGGCTAACCCTCCAGTGGTTACTCAGAAGAACATCATTATGCTGAAGCGAATCAGAGAGGAACGACAGTGTGACATATTCGGAACGGCAGCACTGACAATCGCTGATGGTGAAAAGCCATATATCGAAGTACCTGCTGAAGGTGAATGGTCAAGAGTGTGGCACAATCACGACAAGATACGACCTGCCACATGGTTTGAACTACTTCAGTTCAGCCGTGCGCTTGTTCAGGCTGTAAAGGCCGGCAAGACCATTATGGACGTTGAACTTCCTGAGTCTCAAAAATGAATGATATAAACGTGCGTGTAGTTAGGATATTAATGATAATATCCTAACCGCATGCGCACGCAGGCGTAACGCGCAAGGCTGGCACGCCCCAAGTGGCCGCCTTTGTATGGTGGCGGTCACGGAAATGGGGCTGTACGTGCCACGGGGAGCCTTGCGCACATGCGCGTTCTTAGTTCTACAGATAATTCGTTTGTCAAGAAAAACGACAACCACGCTAAAAGCCGTCAGCAAACAGCCGAAAGATTGTTAGGTAACAATCTCGGAATTGTCAGCAAACAATTTGCAAACTGTCACGTGACGATAAAAAATCGGCTCATAAGGGCGCACGGCAACGACACATCATAATGTAAAATATTATGCCAAAGATTCCAGAAGACGTAGTTAAGCGAGTCATTGACCGCGCGAAAATTGAGGATGTCGTTGGCGACTTCGTGGACCTCCGCAAAGCGGGCGTGAACCTCACCGGCATCTGCCCGTTCCACGACGATAAGCACGACGGAAACTTCATCGTGAGGCCGTCGAGCATCCCAGAAGCACGGCACGGCAACACCTACCGCTGTTTCGTCTGCGACAAGAAAGGCGGTCCTGTGCAATTCCTTATGGAGCATGAGCGGCTGTCGTTCCCCGATGCTATCCGTTGGCTGGGTAAAAAGTACCACGAGCCAGTGGATGACATACCGCTGAACTACACCCCACCGCCACCACGACCGAAACCCGCACCGCTGCCGGTGCTGGAGATACCGAGAGCCTACGTCGTCAGGACTATGACGATAGCACAAGAGCAGTCGATATTATTTACATATTGGTTGCAACTGCTACCGTGGGACGATGAACAACGGGCACGACTCCAGGAGACATTGTGGATGTACTGCGTGGGCGGTTGGCGAGACGGGCGCGTGGTGTTCTGGCAGATAGATCACAACGGCATACCGCGAGCAGCCAAGCTGATGAAGTACCTGCCCGACGGTCATCGTGACAAGGAGGCGCACCCTGGCTGGATATACAATCAGGACGGATGCCGCCAACAGCTCGAACCCGACAAGCACGAGATCATCAAGCCGCTGTTTGGCAGTCACCTGATGAACCGATACCCGAAGGCGGTGGTGAACATCGTGGAGAGCGAGAAGACCGCCATCATCATGGCGAACTACTACGGCAACCACGACGACCAGATATGGATGGCGTGCGGAGGTTTGAAGCACTTGCAACTCGACAGCCTCCAGCCGCTAATCGACGAAGGGCGAACAATATGGCTGTGGCCCGACAAGGATGGGCGCGACGACTGGCAGGAGGTGTGCGAGAAGCTGGGCTACGACAAGTGCCGAGTCTACACACACTTTTTCGATACCTGCTGGACGGAAGCCGACGGCATGAAGGCTGACGTGGCCGACATTGCCATCCGCATGATGCGGACCGGCGACAAGCCGAGGCATGATGAGCCCAAGCACGAACCCGTGAAGGTGGGCGACATCATCACCCACATCATGGACGACGGCAAGCCATTCATCGACCCCGACGAAATGACAGACCCACGCGTCAGAATGTGGCGCGAGACATTGAGACAAAGATATAACTTTAACAAAACACGCAATGAAAGAAGAAACCAAACGATTTGAGGGACTTGGTACAAAGATAGACCCTGCGATGTACGAGGTACTGAATGCTTGTTGTGACGCGCTGGGTGTTGACGTGTACCATCTGCTTCAATGGTTCGCATACACTATCATCCGAGCGTCGGCACCCATGCACGAACTCGACCCACGAATCCAGAAGCTGTTGTCCATGATGGAGAGCGACGCTGGGTGGCAACAGGCGTTCAACCTTGCCAACCCCAACGGCTTTAAGGTAGCACAAGCCATACTCATATTGGAGCAGGAAGGGCGCAAGGGATTCGGTGCGGTGATGATTGACCGCCCGTTCTTTGGCGACGCACGGCAGACTGAGTGCGTGGACTCAATACTCGAAAGGGTGACGGAGGTAACCATGCGCGGCATCTACCGACGGCTCAGACTGATGGGTGCGAAAATGGAATGCCAGAACCTGAGCGACGTGTTGCTCACAATGATTGACGCTCAGACCACCATCGAACTTGAAGAGTCCTTCCGTGCTGAGATGCCTGGCATGGGTGAACATTCCGACAACCGCAGGCAGGTGGTGTACGGCAAGAAGTCGAAAGCCAAGCAGTACCGCACCCCTGACTCAGTGGCCCGCGACCAGCGATTCCACTTTGACGACTATGATCGTGAGGTGGCTGACATGGAGGCACATGACTGGGAAGGTGAGCACCGCAATCCTGACAATGACACACCACCTGATGGCATCAAACCCTTTGGCGAAGAATGGTGACTAAGAAGCAATTACCATGGCGATGTGCCAACAAGCAGCAGGCGAAGGACAAGGCCGAGATCTACAACAGCCGCGAGTGGCGAGAGCTAAAGGCCATGAAGAAGAAGGCCAACCCCGTCTGTGAGATGTGTCAGGCAGAAGGCCGCGCCAAAGGCATTCGCTTTGGCTACCTCACACCTACGCAATGTGTACACCACATCGTGCCAATAGAAACGGCGACCACCAAGGACGAGATGAAGCGACTGGCATTCATGTGGTCAAACCTTCAAAGCCTGTGCTACCGGCACCACCACCAGGTGCATAACGCAGCTGGCTACCATACCAAGGCGGCGGTGCAAGAGCGCAAGCAGTCGGCACTCGCCAGGTGGATAGCCAAACATGAGAAATAAACCCCGGGGGCATCGTTTATTTGGAGAGGAAAAAGAATCCCAAATCCACTTGCCCTTAAGAGCGTTGAGAGGGTATGTTTTAGGGGGTGTCCTTTTTCCTAACCTCTTAGACAGGGCTACCACGTTACGGCTCAACCCCTTAACGATGCGAAACCTCAATTATAACAAATTACCACTTAAACCAAAAAAGAAATGCCGAAGAGAAATATCGTACAGATTCAGTTGCCACCCGAGAAGCCCGACCTCTGCGCCGTGTGTCCTCTGGTGGGACTGGTGCCGAAGCACATGCGACAGCATCGCTCCAAGGAGACGCACGTCTGCCTTGGCACGATGGAGGCTCTGACAGGGCGAGGCGTACAGGTAAGAGCCAGCAACCGCGACACGAACCACCCACTGCGCCGACCGTGTGACAACCGATGGGCAGCGTGGATGACATTGCCAGGGCGCAAGCTGGGCATCTCGAATGTGTCATACATCCAGTGCCGCATCCCCTACGAGCAGGGGCAACAGTTACAAATCAAATTTCATAAATAACAGGAACTATGAAAGTAACACATAAAGACTTTACGCCTGGTGAAGTACATGCTTCAACAGTAGAAAAAATAAGGGAGCATATAAAACAAGTCTTAAATAATCGTAAGTTTAAGGATTCGGAGTTATATGCAAAAATAACAGCGGAGGAAACACTCCCGTCTATATTGCATAAGACTCTGTATTCAATGAGAATGGCAGTAAAAACAGCG